TACAACGGCAATTCCAACCGTTAGGAGGGTAAAAAGTATCCCAAAAATCATCGTCAACCCGCTTAATAATACCATCAAGCGGCGCGTGATCTGGACGAACTCGTGCGTCGCCCGTTGTAACATATCGTAAATACGGTAAAAAATCTTTGTCTTTCTCAATTTCTAACCATTTGCTAGCCATTTGAGCGGAATTGCTCGCTTGAGCTATTTCAGTTTTTAACCATTCTTTATTGTACTTTCCAAAAATTTCCCTTGCTTTAGCTTCATAGTCCCCAAAGTTTCTAAGGTTTCCGTTTTCATCCAAAATGAAGTCGCTCATTTCCTTAACCTGTTGGAATGTTTTAGCCGCAGAAAATTGAAAGCCATTATTTTTTAACGCTCTTATAAAATCCTCGTCCTCTAGTCCAACTAATCCGCCGCCTAACTCCAAACCGTTTTCAGCCCCAGAGTTTATAAATTCCGCAAGCCGCAAATAAAGTTGTTCTGGTAAGTTTTCCGGAGTTACTTCACCAGCATAAACCCCAGCAATTAAAGAGTCAATTAAATCGTCCGACCATTCGGGGTCTGTAATATCGCTAGAGTCTATTTGGTTTGTAAAGCAATCGCAAACAACCTCCTTAGTCATTAGAGCGTTTATATCAACGAAAAGGGCTTTTTTTTTAAGTGAGTTTTCCAACTCGCTTGGTTTTGCTTCCTCTGTTGTCTCTACAGGTGTTCCGTATGTTTCTGTAATGTATTCCGCTGGTATGTTGTAAGCGCCTGTTTTAATTAGATCGATGTCTCTCTCAAATTGTTCTTGCTTGCTTATCTGCTCCGAGTCGTCAAAAACCCACTTGCCAGTAATGTTAAAACCGTGCCATCTGTTTAATAATGGTATAACCTCCTCGTTAACCCACTCCTCTATGTAAAAAGCGTCGGATTTAACTATGCTTTTTAAAGCTTGCTCGTGAACTTCCGCTTGGCTTCTACTGGAACCGTCGTCCATTACCATAGTGGAGCCAAGAATTAATTTACTTATTTCGCTATTAACCCGCTCTATTAACTTGTCGTAAACCCCGTAAGCATCTTGTTGCCCGTCTTTTATGTATTCGATCGTATCCTCTAAATCCAAAACCGCAAAAGCATTTGAGCCCATTTGGTCTAACATATTATACATATTATCCCTTAGCGCTTCGTCCCTTACTTGTGTTTTTCCTACTCTTAAAGGAGCCCCAAACATTTCAGAGAATTGAGCCCATGAGCTTAAAGCAGTCTTTTTAAATATAACTAAAGGAGCCGCTTTCATTAATAGGCCCATATCGTCACATTTTCCCGCCTCTATTAACCAAGGTTTAAACTCCCCTTTATCATAAGGATAGGAAGGACTGTTTGAATACGGGCTTTGCCTAACTTTCTTTTCTTGTTGGAATACGTATTCCCTTTTTACTATGCTTGTTTTTTCAAAATTTGAACCTATTCTTTTACCTAGCTGAATTAATGAATGACCGTAAAACTTCGAATCCAAAGCGTATTCAAGCATATCTTTAAACCAAGTTTTCTCAAATAAAATAGTCTCGTCTTTTAACTCCTCCCCGTTTTCGTCGATTATTTTAAAATCTTTACTTAATGTTTTTGATTTTCTTAACTGCATAGCCGCCGAAAGGTGGGAGTCGATAACTATATCGTTGTAAACTCTAATTAATTCGACGCTTGTCGGGCTGTATGGGTCCTCGAAACAATCAATTCCTAGCTTCCAGTCGCTTATTTCTTGGTTAAATCTTAAAAGTTGTTGCGGAATTGTTTTACTTGATATTGTTTTAGGCTTTCTTTCCGTTTCCCCCTCTTTTTTATAGATGTTCAAGTAATTTCCTAAACTGTTAGTTATGTCTTTAATTATTCCCATAGTTTACCAATCTTGCGAACCTTTTTTTGTATTGCTCCCCCATCTTAACGGCCAACCCTGCTCGTTAGGCTCGTCGTTTTTATCTAAGTTTACCATTAATTTTCCCGAATAGACGTCTTTGCACCATGTTTCAGCCTCTTCAAAGGCTTCAATTCGCCCCTCTGGTAAAACATTTGTATAAAGCCTCTGGAATAAATAATAAATAGCAATATTTATTGTATGTTTTAACAAACTTCTGTTTCTGTTTGTGGTAGTCTTTGCAAATTCTGCGTCGATGTCGTATCTAGCTTGTATAATTTCCCTAACCCTGTCCTCTGCGTCAAGGATAGCCTCGTCAACCAACGAATCCGTGTTGTCGGTCAACTGGTCAATCGTTGACTCGTCCAAATATCTGGTAATATCTGTTTTATCAATAAAAGCCATGAATTAAAAACGTTTTTTATGAACTCTTTTCCCAAATATAGGTTTTTTTACAATTCCGCCCCCAATAAATTGATTAAATTCTTTTTTAAGTACCTCGATATAAAGATAATCGTTAGCGTCTGACGTGTGGCCGTATTTCTCGTACCTGACTTTGCTTATCTTATCCGTTGTTTTTTCTTTAAACTTCAAACCGTCGGCAGCCTCCTTTAAGTACAAATAATCTGCTATTGAATTGATGCAGCTTTCGTTTATTGAAATACTGACGTTTTTAATGTTATTAGCAAAGATTTGGTTTATAAACTCCCCCCTGCTCTTAACCCCTGGGTTTTGTGGTGGCAACCTTAATACTGGGTTAAACTTCAATAGATAGTTTTGGGCTAGTGTGAAAAAATTCTCTCCTTTCTCTAGCTTGGTGTCGGATTTCTTGCTCGTTCTGTCCCCATATATATAAAGACCCTCTTTGTGATCTTTGTACCTTCTTTCAAACTCTTCACAAGTAGCCCTCAACGTGTTGTTTGGACTTTTCAAACAAATTTCATCTATTTGGTTTATTTCCATTGTTTCACCTTGGGCGTTTATTTGGTGAACCGTCATAGTTAAATAGGGGTTAACGTTTTCATCTAGTGATATATGAAGCGGTAAGTTAGAGTTGTAATTTAACTCTTTTACGCTGTCCAAAGTGAATGTTTTGTAAAACCTATTTCCAACCTCTCTGTTACCCCAAAGCCCTAACGTATAGATAGTGTAATAATATGGGTTCGTACGTTTTAAGTCTTCATAAGTCGCCCTTATTTCTGGGGGAAGGTGTTTATTGTCCTTGTATGTGCTATGAATTGACGTGTAACTGTATTCGGTTGTTTCCCCGTCGATTTCTATTTCTATTGTCGATCTGAAAGTTTTTTCGTTTGTATGACTGAAAAACCTCTTGTAAATCCAAAAGTCCTCAAAATTTGGTTCGTCGCTCTCTGGGTTAAAGCTAAATATTTCCTGCAGATAGTCGCCCTTTGTTGTTCTTACTGTGGTGCTTACCGTGTTAAAATCATCCTCCGTCATTTCGTTTCCCTCCTCGTACCAAACGAAATTAGGATCTTTAATAGATTTTATTTTCTCGGCTCTGTCCAACCCCCTGGCAATTAATCTATTTCCGTTTATACATTTTATTGTTAAAGGGGAAACTCTGAACTCAAAAAGACTATCTAGCCCCAGGTCGTGAATATCTTGTTTTATACTCTCGAATTGACTTTCCTTGATAGTATCGTAAACCTTTCGGACCAATATACCCTTAAAATATGGAGCAACTAACATTCTGTAAATTATTTTTCTAGTGGCTCCAAATGTTTTTCCGGAACCCCTTCCGCCCCATAGTAAAATGTATCTATCTTTATTCTCGTAAATATCTTTAAACGGAGGGTTTACAACCTTGCTAAAGTGTGGCAGATTTACTTGCATATTTTACTCCTCTTCGTCGTCTCCTATTTTAACCGTAATAATAGCCTTGGAACTATCGTCTTTATTAAACGCTCCCGTGTGTCTCGCAAGCATTTCCAAAGCTTTTATTTTGTCCTTCATTTCCAGTTTTTCAAAACCTTCAATATCGAACTCGTTAGCAAAGCCAATTTTCATCAATTCACTAATAACTTTTTCGGCGCTTAGTTCCAAATTTTTATTTCGTTTTTCCGTTAATTTCGAAATATAATCTTGAATGTACGCTTTTGCCAACGTATCGCTTCCCACTTGTCTAGCGCCTTTTTTTGTGTAACCAGCAGCGATTGCAGCCCTAGTTGCGTTAAAGTCTTTTATATACTCCTTGCAAAACATTATTTGCTTATCTGTTAACTTTGCCATATTTAATTTTGTTTATAAACATAAATAGTTTTCAATTATCATTTTAGCATCTAAAGCGCTGTCCGCCCAAGTTACAAAATTCCCCGCTTTTCTTAGTCTATCCATTTGCTCTACTTGTTCTTTTCTTGGTTTTTCTCCTGGTTTTTTCATTTCTATGTAACAAGCCCCAAACCCTCCTTTTGGAATTGCCAGGGTTAAATCTGGGTTCCCTTTAATCAATCCTAACGCTATTAATTGCGCTCCTTGTATTTTATTTCTAGGGTTGTTAAAGTTGTGATACAATAAACCCCTAAGCTCCGTGTAATTATTCCAAAACCATTTTACAACCTCGGCCTGGTGTTGTGACTCTGTTTTATAATCATTTTCTTTCATTTTTAAAAACATTAATTTGTCTAATTTAACTTTTTTATTAACAATTTGGTTTCGGTTACAGAGTTACAGAGGTTACAGAGTGGTTACAGAGTTTTTTTACCACTCTGTAAACCGCTTAACCCCCGTCAATGCTGGAAAGTTGGCTCTCGGTTACAGAGTTACAGAGTTTTTTCGTTCTCCTTATACTATCTGTAAGTACAACTTTTTTTTTAGAGCCCGAAAAAAAAAAACTTTAATTGCGTTCCCTTTAAAGGGCAAAAACTCTGTAACTCTGTAACCTTTTTGCTCAATCCCTTGCTGCTCTAAGGCGGAGCGGTTTACAGAGTTTTTAAAAAACTCTGTAACTCTCTGTAACTCTGTAACCGTTAAAACACTCACATTCAACAATTTATAATTTACTACGGTAAAACCCGTAGTCATCTCTGCTCTCTTTTTTCTCTTTTTCTTTTTCAATTTCTTTTTCAATTTCCTTTGTTCTTTCCTCTTGATCTACCCTAACAACTGCATAAACTCGTTTAGGAATCCCGTTAGATTTTATAATATTTTGTTGAAAACCTATTGATTTAAGCTCCTGGCCTATTTTCCAAACGCTAATTTTCTGCCCGCTCATTTCCTCAACTTCTTGTTTTATATCTGTTGGGGTTAAATAAATAATATTCTCCCTCCTCCCAGGTCTTTCAATGGCGAATTTAGGGTGTTTAAAATATTTACTAATCAACTCCTTTTCCATTCTAATCTGTTCAAACTCCCCTGTGTTATTGTTAAGAGTTTTAACTTCTTCTTTTGTCAGCCTCCAATCAAAACCAGATTTAAAAAGATGGTAAACCTCCAACCAAAGTTCTAATTTATCTATTGAGTTGTACAGTTCGTGATTTATAGAAAGAACATTTAAGGGGACTATACGCCTGTTCCCTGTTGGATCATTCAAAACAAGTTCATCGTTAGAAGTACCGCAAAGAATAGCCAACCTTTTAAGCCTAACGTTTTTCCTTCCGTATGGCTCCCTTAAAGTAAAGTATTCCTTTGATGTTAATTCCTTTAACCTTTTCGCTTCTTGCTTTGATTTTCCCCCCATTTCGTCGTCTAAAACAATTAATTTTTGACACATAACCATTTCATCATCTTTTCCTGCGTCCAGTTTACTTTCAGCGTAATAAATTTGCAAAGGCTCTGGGAGTATTCTACGAAAAAACTCTGTTTTACCTGTGTTTTGCCCTCCTGTAAGGCATAACAATAAAGGTGAGTGAAACCCATAAACCGAGGCAACCCCACCGACTAACCACTTTTTAATAAAAAGGTATTTATAGTTAGGATCAACGTCTCCAAATTTTAAACCCGTGTCGGTTTCTATACAGTCCGCCAACTTATCAATTAAACCTGTTTTATTTATGTGCTGGTGAGCTTCAAAATATTCTTTTATGGGGTTATAGTTAGGAACAAAATCCGAGCCCATTAATTTATCGACCGTATCAAATGGTGTTTTATCGCTTACCACTCTCCTGGCTTGAAGCCAAACTGAATTAGTAAAAACTGTATCTACTTCCACCCCGTTATTTTCTAAGTATCTAGTAATTTCATTACGCTTTAAATTATAGTTGTT